GATGCCTTCAAACTCTGACCAAATCAAATGGGCTGAGCAGGGTCGTTTGCACATCAAATATACTACTTGTGCAGCTTCTGGTATTGCTGCTGGAGCTGGTACATTTACAATTTCTGATCCAGGTGCAGTAAGTGCTGCAATTCGTGTAGGTCAAACTTTGTTCATTCAAGTTAATGCAACAGGTGTAACCAATAAAGCTATTGTAACAGCAGTAACAGGCTTAGTTGTAACTGTGGCTTTTTACGAAGCTACTGTTCTCATAGCAAACGGCAATGTTTGTACAATATTTATCTATGGTTCTGAATTCAAGAAAGGGACTACAGGTATGGTTGGTTCTCTTGATGCCGAAGATGAAATCTTCTCTAATAAGCCAATCATCCTAAAAGACCGTTACGCTGTAAATGGTTCTGATATGGCTCAGATTGGATGGGTTGAAGTAACAACTGAGAATGGCGCTACTGGCTACCTTTGGTACCTAAAATCAGAGCATGAGACTCGTCTTCGTTTTGAGGACTATCTTGAAACAGCTATGATTGAAGCAGTTCCTGCTGAACTTGGTTCTGGTGCTGCTGGTGTTTTAGGAGCAAACTCAGGGTCTGAGGGTATCTTCTACGTTGTAAACGACCGTGGTAACGTATGGGGTGGTGGTACGCCAACATCTCTTGCTGATTGGGACACAATCGTACAACGTCTTGACAAGCAAGGAGCTATCGAGGAGAATGTTGTATTCTGTAATCGTCAATTGAGCTTTGACATTGACGGTATGCTTGCAGGTCTTAACGGTGCAAGTACTGTTGTTGGCGCTCCTTCTTATGGTGCTTCTTACGGTCTATTTGATAATGACGTAACTATGGCATTGAATCTTGGATTCTCAGGCTTCAGACGTGGTTATGACTTCTATAAATCAGATTGGAAGTACTTGAACGATCCAACTATGCGAGGCGGTCTATCTACTGCCGCTGCTACAGCTACAGGTACTATAACAGGGCTTTTGGTTCCTGCTGGTTCAACTTCTGTTTACGACCAGATTATGGGCAAAAACGCTAAGCGTCCATTCCTTCACGTTCGCTACCGTGCAACTGAGGCTGAAGATCGTAGATACAAGACTTGGATTACAGGGTCTGCTGGTGGTGCTTACACTAGCGACCTGGATGCAATGGAAGTAAACTTCCTTTCTGAGCGTTGTGTTTGTACCCTTGGTGCTAACAACTTCGTTCTGTTTAGATATGGTTAATAAGGTGAATACTGGGGAGTGTCTTATGGCACTCTCCTTTTTTTTAATTAAATCAAATTAAATATATGTCTGAGTTAAAAAAAATGGTACCTGTAGATAAGGTATATAAATTAAGAGGAAGTTCTGCTCCTTTATCATATACATTGGCATCAAGGAATCATCCAAGGTTCCCTTTAATGTGGTATGATGAGAAGAATAATATAAACAGAGCACTAAGATATGCATCTAATCAAAAGTCTCCATTTGAGGATGAGCAGGATGGAAATGCTATCTTAGAACCCATTATTTTTGAAGATGGGATGTTAGCTGTTCCTAAATCAAATCCGGTACTGCAATCTTTTTTACATTACCATCCAATGAATGGAAGAGTTTTTGAAGAAGTAGATAAGGAAAAAGAAGCATTTGAAGAAGTTGAGGACTTAAATGTAGAAGTAGATGCATTGATTGCAGCAAGAGGTTTAAGCATTGAGCAACTTGAGATTATGACAAGGGTACTATTTGGTAAGGACCCATCTACCATCTCAACAGCTGAGCTTAAAAGAGATATGCTTATTTTTGCCAAGATGAACCCAAGAGAGTTTATGCAAACCATAAACGACCCTGAGTTGAAATACCAAGGAAAGATTATGCTATTCTTTGAAAAGAGACTATTGGCTCTCCGCAATAATGATAGAGAGATTTGGTTTACTACACCATCCAACAAAAAGAAAATGTGTTCAATACCATTCGGTGCTGACCCATATGATTTTGCTGGACAGTTCTTACAAAGTGACGAAGGTCTTGATGCGCTAAAGATGTTAGAGACATACTTATCGTAGGCAAGTGAAAATATTTTAGAGTTATAGTAAGAGAGGGTGTAAATATATGCCCTCTTTTTTTTACATTTGTAAAAAAAATAGAGAATGATCAACTCAGTAAGAAATACAGTGCAGTCTGTTCTGAACAAGAACAACTATGGGTACATCTCACCGGCTGACTTCAACCTGTATGCATTGCAAGCTCAGATGGAGATATTTGAGGAGTACTTTGCCACATACAACAAGGTTATAAATATGGAGAATGGTCGCATGGCAGGTACCGACTATGCAGACTTAGAGCAACCTATAGCAGAGCTGCTAGAGACTTTTATTGCTACTGAGTTCCTTGTACCAAGCCCTGCGGCATCAGGTTACATAGGTAATAATTTCTTCGCTCCATCACTAACAACAACAGGGTCTGACTATTACTTAATAAACAGAGTTAACTGCTACACTACTGTGTTGGCATCAGGAACGAATACAGGTACACTGCCTGCGTTCCAGTTGATTGATGCTGCTGCAAACTTTGTAACGTCAGGCGTGTCTGTAGGTGATGTAGTTGTCAATACCACAACATACGAGGGTTCATTTGTAACAAGCGTGTCAGCTACAGCGCTTGATATAACAGAGAATATTTTCACGGTTATAGGTCAAGACTATAAAGTATACAAGGCATCAGCAATCAGCGAGGCTGAGAAGGTGACAATGGGTAAAATACTTATGTTAAACCAGTCATTGCTCACTGCTCCATCTACTCAATACCCTGCTTATACACTGGCAAATAGTAATATTCTCACTGTGTATCCAGTTAGCGTATCAGGATACGGTGCTGTGCAGGCGGTCTACTTTAGATACCCTACGCCACCAAAGTGGACATACATCTCACTCGCTAGTGGTGAGCCTGTATTTGACCAAACACAACCTGACTATCAGGACTTTGAGCTACCGCTTGAGGATGAGTATAAGCTTGCAATGAAAATATTACAGTACTGCGGCATTAGCATTAGAGAGACTGAGGTGGCTCAATTTGCTATGTCTCAAGAGCAACAACAATCAGCAAATTCATAACAGATGGCATATATATCAAATTTTCAGTACTATACCAACAATGGCAATAATCCAACGGATGCCAATTGGGGGTCGTATCAGTATGTTAGCCTATTTGACATCGTCAACAACTTTCAGTTGATGTACACTGGCAATCACTCGTTGGTTAATAATGAGGAGCGCTATAAGATATTATTTCACGCAAAGAGAGCCATCCAAGAGTTGAACTACGATGCGTTCAAGGAGATTAAAGTCCTTGAGCTTAGCGTCTGCGACCAGCTACGCTATGTGCTACCGCATGACTTTGTCAACTGGGTGCGCATTTCGCTTTATGTAAATGGAACGCTGTTGCCTCTTTCTGAGAATATACAAACACTATCATCAAAAGCATATTTGCAGGACAACGATTGCAATATTTTGTTTGACCAAAATGGTAACATATTAGAGCCACAGTACTCTAATATTGACTACGATAGAATCAAAGGAACCAAGAAGAGTATTTACCTAAATTATGGCCATCAGTTTCACGGACATGAGGGATATTGCTGTGATGGAAATTGGTATTTTGAGCATAGCATAGGCGCTAGATTTGGTCTTAATACAGAGACAGCTAATCGCAACCCTACGTTTAATATTGACAAGAAAGCAGGGGTAATAAACTTTGACAGCGCAATCTTAGGTTATAACCACTACAATAATAATAACGACCCCAACCACCCTCACAATCTCTCTGCTACAGTTATCCTTGAGTATGTGAGCGATGGTATGGAGAACGGTGACAACTCAGCTATCTCTGTAAACAAATTGTTTGAACAGTATGTGTATGCCTATATCAGATATGAGATACTAAATGCTAAGCTTGGTGTACAAGAGTACATTGTGGCGAGAGCTAGAAAGGAGAAGCAGGCGCTTTTGAGAAATGCAAAAATAAGAATTAGCAACAGTCATCCAGGTCGGCTCTTAAT